AGAACCTTCCATGAGTTTAAGTTCACCAAAAGCAAAACTGCAAGCAAAAGAAACATAAAACCGAATTCCTTCAAGGATATTGACATTTGCAACTGCCAGATAGAGTTTACGTTTGACATCATTCATGGTCCACTGTGATGTAGGAGATCCTTTCCAATCTTCCTTCCACAGATTACTGTTTGCCCACTCAGTTGCTACCTCAATGAATTCATTGTAGGCTTTGCACACTGACTTGGCACGGTCCATAATCTTATCATTATCTAATACCGCATCGAAGACCTCTGATGGATCTGCGTATACGTTTTTGATGATATGGGTATAGGAGCGGGAGTGAATCTGCTCCATGAATTCCCATACTCCCATGCATCCTTCCAACTCTGGAAGACTACAGTAAGGTGAGAATGCCATGCCAGGACCACGCCCTTGCACAGAGTCCAGAAGGATCTGATACTTAAGATTGCTTGTGTAGATATGTTTTTGTTGCTCATTCAGTGTCTTGTAATCTGCACGGTCTTTCTGTAGTGAGACTTCTTCAGGTCTCCAGAAGTAACCTAGTTGTGTCTGTGTTAGTTTATCAAAATCAGGATACTTATATTCATCATAGCGTTGCATCCCTAGGGGTGCTCCGAAAAACATTGGTTGTTTCTTGGTGTCTACTTTCTTGTCGTTAAAAACAGTCAGTCCCATTCTGGCGTCCTTGGATTTGTGCATGTACCGTAATGAAAAATATAATTTAGAAAGGCGTTGATCCTTGGAGCAACCTCCAAGGATTCACAGCAGTCAAGATAGGACTCAAAGTCATCCTGTAAGTCCTTGCCGAGTGTGATAGTAATTTGTTTAGACATTGCAAGCGTCGCACTCGGACTCGTCGCTTGCATCGATCTCTGCTAGGAGATCATCTAGTTTCTTCGCTGCCTCTTCTACATCTGGATCCCTCTTAGAGTCATAAGTGTTTTGATAATAAGAAGTCTTCCAACCATACTTGTAGGTGAGAAGGAGGTCTTGTGCCATGACTGACACGGGCACCTCATTGTTGTCAAAATTCTCTGGGTTGTAGGACCAGTTACCAGAGATGGCTTGGTCAAAGAATTTCTGCATCACAGCAACGATACCAACGTATCCTTTGTTGGATGACATCTCCCAGAGAAGGGTGTAATTATTCTTTAGTGTAGTGTACTGAGGAACAATCTGCTTAAGAGGTCCTTTCTTTGATTTCTTAATGGACAAGTAGTCGCGAGGCGGCTCGATTCCATTGGTTGCGTTTGACACAACGGAGCTGCTCTCCGAAGGCATCTGTGCGGACAGAGTGCTGTGCCTGAGTCCGTGCTCTTCGATATCATTCCGTAAAGAATCCCAGTCATACTTATATTCAGGTGCTACTAGATCATCCACGTCCTTCTTATATGTATCGATCGGGAGAAGTCCATCACAATACTTTGTGCGATGGTATGCTTCACATGCACCACGCTCTTGTGCGAGTTTGTTAGATGCTTTCAGCAGATAGTATTGGAATGCTTCAGTCAACTCATGGACCAGTTTCAATGCACCTTTGTCATCATAGTGCTCTCCATGCTTGGCAAGGTAATGTGCCAGACCGATGAATCCAATGCCCAAGGAGCGCCTTGCAAGGGTGCTACGACGTGCAGCAGCAACAGGATACTCTTGGTAATCAATCAACTCTTCCAGACCTCTAACCGAAAGGTCACAAAGATTCTCCATCTCTTCAAGATTTTTAATCTTGCCCACGTTAACGGCAGACAGAATACACAGCGCAATCTCTCCTGCGTCATCGTCAATGTGGCGGATAGGATCTGTAGGTAGAGTGATCTCCTGACAGAGGTTAGACATATTCACCTTGTCCTTGAAGGACGAGTGTGAATTACAGTGGTCGATATTCATGATGTAGATACGACCAGTCTCTGCTCTCTCCTTTAGTAGGTCAAGGAAGAGTTGCTGGGCAGGGATTGTGAGTCGAGGGACTGATTGATCTTGTTCGTAACTACAATACAAGTCGTCAAAGCTATCAGTGCCGAAAGCGTCATACAACCCAGGGACATCATGAGGACTGAAAAGCGAAATCTCTCCATTTCCGATGAATCTTTCATAAAATAGTTTGCTAATTTGGACAGAATAGTCAAGTTTCCTTACCCTGTTATCTTCAGTGCCCTTATTATTCTTAAGGACAATGATATCTTCTATTTCTTTGTGCCAGATCGGGAAGTGGACTGTTGCGCTTCCACCTCTGACGCCATTTTGAGTGCAGCATCTGACAGTTGACTCAAACTTTTTGAGAAATGGAATAACGCCTGTGTGCTGAACTTCACCGCCCCTGATTTTACTGTTGATGCCACGGATTCTTCCAGCGTTAATACCGATGCCAGCCCTTTGAGCAACATAGTAACCGATAGCCATGTCACTACTAAAAATGCTATCGAGGGTGTCATCACTATCCACAAGAACGCAGCTTGCAAATTGTCGAAGTGGAGTCCGCACTCCTGCCATGATTGGCGTTGGGATGTTGATCCTGTGCTTCGAGATTGCGTTGTAGTATCGTTTGACATAATCGAGTCGAGTCTCAGATGGATATTTTTGGAAGAGAGTCGCTGCGATCATGATGTACATCTGTTGTGGTGTTTCATACACCTCACCAGACGAGCGATCTTGTACGAGATATTTATCTACTACCTGTCGCAAACCAGCATATGTAAACAAATAGTCACGATCGTGATCAATAAAGGATTCAATCTGGTCCCACTCCTCATCACTATATGCTTTGAGAATGGACTTATCATACACACCACGCTCGATACAATCCCAAACGTGCTCCTGAATATGTGGACGTAGGTCTGGGTGACCATTATACACCTGCTTACGAAGACCAAACAGCAGCAGACGTGCTGCTACAAACTGATAGTTTGGTGCTTCCAATGTAATCAGGTCATTGGCAGAGCGAATAAGAATCTCTTGAATGTCGCTGGTCTTGATGCCATCAAAGACTTGGAGGTTGGCATTCATTTCTACTGCCGACTCAGACACACCTGCGAGACCTCTGCAGGCGTGCTCTACCATGTCATGAATTTTACTGAGGTGAAGATCCTCCACCTGTCCGTTGCGCTTGACAACTGAAATGTCGCTCATACCTTTTTCCAATCTGTAAGTTTGATTTTTGCTTCTAATCCTGAGAAGGTGTTGTTTTTAATTATAGCAGAGGGGTCAAGTCCTGCCAACACCATGTCATTGATGTCCTTCTCTTTTATTTGTTTTGGCCAGATAACCACCTGCTCCTGGCTTCCGATGGCAGCGTCAATCCGCTGCACGATTTGTCTATTACGGGGCTCGTTGTCGAAGACCCAGACCCGATCTCGATAAGGTATAGAGCGGTGGTCAACATCGCTACCACACATAGCAACAGCTTGTCTAATGAAAGTACTGTCGAAGGGTCCTTCTGTGACATAAACTGTCTCCTCTGGGTTTACATGATCTTGTCCAAATAGTTTGAGTCTGTCCTCAAACATTACTGTAATGTATCGTAGCGTAGAAGTTGCTGCCAGAGATCTACCCTGGATGCCAAACCACACACCATCCTCACCAATGAGAGGGATAATAATTCTAGGTCTATCATTCTGTAGATTTTCAAACGTGGGGCGTTGAGTATTAACCCACCTCTTAAATTTATCGACATAATAAAACCTACCCAGTTGATCTTCTGGGATCAACCTTGATGACAGATAGTCACGGGCGGGATGTCCTATATTTAGCTCGCTGATAGGTGTGCAATCTGTTACCTTCTTAGCAAATTTAGGTTTCGCTGACTTGTATTCAGGGTCAGGTGTATGCCTTCCCTTTCCTGTCATCCCCTGCTTATATTTCTCCATGACATACTGGTCATGTAGATCAACTGCTTGATCCTTTAAGAAATTTCCCAGCGACCTACCTATGCCACAGTTGTGACACTTGTAAATGTATTCAGTCTTCTTCAGAAAAAAATACCCCCGTGCCTTATTCTTATGCTTCTGTGAATCACCACAGTAAGGGCAGCGGAAGTTATAGAGTCCTGATTTGACGTGTTTGTATTTGTCTAGCCTGGTGCTGAGAAGTCTGATGTATTTGTCATCGACGTAATCCATGCAGGAGAATCCACTGCAGGTAGCATACCAGTTTTTTGTTGACCAGTCAAGCTATTCAATACCGCTTGTCCTGGCACAGACAGTAAGAAAGAAATTACAGCAAGACCACCAAAGATGGTCCACATCTTTTTCTCCATTGCCCTGAGGCGATCATCGATCAGTCTGATGTCACGCTCGCAACCTCTCTTGATTGCATCTGTATCTTTGTTTAGATCTGAATGTAGTCTATCAATCTTTTCAAACAAGACTTGATCTACCTCATCCTGCTTAGATAGTTTCTCATTATGTACAGCGAGTAGTTGTCCCATCTTGACAGAGTTGTCCTGTAAAGAATCTACTACTCTTTCTAGTCTCTCTAGAATGGCTGAATTTATGTCTGACATTACTCCGCCCTAAGTGCTTGTTGTCTTTTCTTCCAATAGAATTGGATAACATCATTAGGATAAAGACGTTTGACATCTAACTTCTTAAAGTTTTCTGGGCGATAGATCTTGCGAAGCTCTATCTTCAGTTGTGCCTGAGATTTACTATACAATACATACTGCTCCGCTCCATCATATGAAATGAGGAATGGTAAGTATGACGTGTCTTTCTGTGCTCCCTCAGTCTTTAACATCTCTGACTGAGAAATTGTGTAGCGACGACGCTTCCTAGGTTTCTTCTTTGACCCTCCAAGGAGGGGATCAAAACCTGCGTTAGGTCCCGTGGCATCTGCTGCTGCAGTCATACCGCCGTTGCCAACACTCATTGTAGGTGCGTCTTCATTCATCACAGGTCTTCTAGTAATTCTTTTACGTCGTTATCTATTTCAACAAAATCAAGAGATCCAGCCTGCACTTGCGGATATCTATTCAGATATACAAGAAAGGTCTTGATGAGAGACCAATATTCTCTTTCTAGTTTGTACATAAGAAGCGGGATAGTCCCGTCACCAAACACATTAAACAAAATTATTAGATGATTAAGTATCAAGTTGACACGGAGGACACCAGTTTTCAAATACCTTTTGAGTAGTCTCTTAAGGTATTTGAATTTCTTCATGTCCTCCATAAAATCATCTACGGTAACCGACTGAGGGTTATCATAATGCTG